TCTAATGGTTGATAAATTTTAATAGTATTATTTAAAAAACCAATATAATTACTAGTATCTTTTATAATTAATTCATTACCAGTAGTAAATTTAATATTTGGTGTAGCATTTAATAAAGTAATATTAGCTGATGTATCAACAGTAGTATTATTAATGGTAATAACATTAAAAGAACCATCATTAATCTGTAAATTAGAACCAAATTTAATAATTCCATTTGGTGATAAATCTAATGGTTGATAAATTTTTATAGTATTATTTAAAAAACCAATATAATTACTAGTATCTTTTATAATTAATTCATTACCAGTAGTAAAATTAATATTCGGTGTAGTATTTAATAAAGTAATATTAGCTAATGTATCAATAGTAGTACTACTTATAGTAATAACATTAAAAGAACCATTATTAATATGTAAATTAGAACCAAATTTAATAATTCCATTTGGAGATAAATCTAATGGTTGATAAAATTTAATATTATTATTTAAAAAACCAATATAATTACTAGTATCTTTTATAATTAATTCATTACCAGTAGTAAAATTAATATTCGGTGTAGCATTTAATAAAGTAATATTAGCTAATGTATCAATAGTAGTACTACTAATAGTAATAACATTAGAAGAACCATTATTAATTTGTAAATTAGAACCAAATTTAATAATTCCATTTGGAGATAAATCTAATGGTTGATAAATTTTAATAGTATTATTTGAAAAAGTAAGATAATTTACAATTACTATTTCAGGTATATTAATATTTAAAAAATTTGCTTTAAACTCACTCGTACTAGATAATAAATAATTAAAAGAGCCATCTTGATTAGTGATTTGTAATTTATTATTAATTATAATTGGATTATCGAGAGATGTTTTTTTACTAATTGAATCTACATATAAAATAGTAGAATTAATAACATTTAAATTAGCATAAATAGCTGTAATATCAGTAGTATATATATGATTACTATATATATTTTCAATTGTATTTGAATTTATTATATTTAAAATATCAGATTCACCTAAATCTGATTTAAATGATTCTTTCTGTCGATACGTTAAATTTCGCGGGACTAATGATTTAGAATTGCCATTATTTATTAATGATATATCCCCGTATTTTAACATTAATATATATATAGTTAATTTTTTAAATAAATATTTTAATGAAATTTTATTTATGATATATATTAATGGCAGCTATCGCATTAAATCAACCATATAAACCAAATTTAACTATACCAAAAGAAAAGATTGATACTTTGTTTTCTTTAATGAATCAAATGGATACACAAGAGATTAAACAATTTTCAATGGTTCATAGTGTTCCTTTAAATGTTTTTGATACAAATGGAGAAAATTTAATTCATAAAGCAATTAATATTGAAAATATATTAAAAAAAGAATTTCATCGTCTTAATATTATTAAATTTTTAATTCAAAATGATGTAAATCCAGATAAACCAAATAAAGAAAATCAAACACCTTTACATTTAGCTTGTAAAATGCAATATGCTGATATTGTAAAATATTTAATTGAAACAGGTGTTAATGTTAATTATCAAGATAATTATGGTTCAACACCATTTCATTATGCTTTACAAGGACAAATTAAATTATTAGAATCTGATAAAGAAATTAAAGATTTTATTCCACCTCAAAAAAATAGCGATACAGAAAAAAAAGAAAAATTATTACAAATTAAAAAAGAAATTTGGGAACTAATAAAAGACAATTCATTTATTAAATCAATAGAAGAAACTATTTATAGCACTATATTTGATGATGAAATAAAAAATCATTCTATTGAATTATATAAAAAAATATCAACTAAAATAACAGAACTAGAAGAAATTAATTATTTAAAAAGTATAAAAGAAGAATTTGATATATTTAAAAATAAAATAAAAAAAATTATTGAAGAAAAATGGTCAAATTTTCCTTTATTATCAGATATTATAATTCATGAAAAAGAAAAATATTCTTATGATTTAAGTAGTAATAATTTGAGTTTTCTTAAAAATATAAATGTAGAAGAGCAAATTCAAAGAGAAATTAAAAATAATAAAAAAAAAATAAAAGAAATTTGTAAAGATATATATAATAATGTAATAAAAGATTCTTTTGATATTAATGTAGAAAATACAAAAATAATGAATAATCTTTATTTAGATTTTTATAAAAAACATCCCGAACATTTTTTTAAATTAATGTATCCTAAACCTCCTATTGCAATTCCACCACCTGGTCTAGCTCCTGGAATTTTTGTACCTCCAATAGGAGATCCAAATGAATCTATAAATGTGATAAATGTTAAAATATCTGATAAAAAATTTTTAAATGATTGGGATAATTTTAATGAAACTAATATATTTGATGAAAATGCAGTTGATTATGCTGATAATATTATTGATTGGAAAGAATTAACTTTTATGGGAGGTTCGAGAGAAATTGAAATTATCTTTAATTTTAATCAAATCAAAGAAATTTTTAATCCTAATTATAATGATTTGAACGATTTATTATATTTTATATTATATGATTTTAAAGACACAAATTTAGTTAATGGTCGTCCTAATATTATGGAAATACTCGTGGTAGAAATGGCTTATTCTAAAATTAAGGACGCTAATATATTAGAAACCCTAAGAAGTATCAGGTTTCCATTAGTAGGAGAACAAGAATTATTCTATAATAAATGGGAACCATTACTAAGTCATAAAAATAAAGCTTCTGCTATATATGCAATGTTTTCTGATTATGTTTGTCTATTTAATGGTCTTCCTCGTGTTATTGGTGCTCTTGGTCATGATAGATTAACAGGAAGAATGTCTTGTATGATATCAATAATAACTTCTGCATTAAATATTGAAGAACAAGAATTAAAGTATGCAATTATAACTTGTACAAAAAAATATTTTATTGAAGACATTTTATTTACTGCTGGTGTCGGCGGCATCGCCCCTAACACTCAACATATTAAAGATGCTATAAATGTTTTATTAAATGATGATATTTATTTTACTTATCCTAATAGATATAATCTATTTCAAAATGTTGAAATAGAGCAACAAATAGATGCTTTATTAATAGACCCACCTTCAAATCAATTAGATACTAAAAATATTTTTTTAAAACTAGTTACTTTAATTATAGAAAAAATAAAAACAATGAAAAATAAACCATTAATACAAGATACAATATCTTTAATAATTTATATAAATAATTATTGTTTATATAAACCAAACTGTAATCCTAACATATTTCGCAAAATTGATGATTATAATGTTAGTTCTTCTTTAAATTTAGAAGATGCAATATTATTATTAATTAAAGATAAACTTTTTCCTGATACAAATACATATTATGATTTATATCTTTTAATAGAACAAGAACAAATAAACGACAGATTACATACAAAAGCTGCTATTCCGGTGCCACGACCACCTGGACTTCTACCAGTTGGATGGATACCTCCACCTTTGATAGCATGGCCGCCAGTTTTTATGCCACCTTTTGATAACTTTGTATGGGATGGTAATCCGGGGACGGTTGGTGTAGAAGATTCTTTAATAAATCTTAAAAAATTTAAAGAATCTAAACATTTAGGTTTATATTATAGAGGATTAATACCTAATATTCTTTTAGAAGATGATTTTGATAAGACTAAATATAGTGACAATGACAATAAAATTAAAATAGGTTCACAAACAACAGATAATCTCTATATTCCTGGCCGAAGAATAAATGATCACCTTGAATATTTACCTCTAATTGGTAATTATATAAATATACCGGCAATAAATGGAGTCAATGTAAATGAATATGAAATTAAATATCGTACTTATATAAAATATAAATATAGACCACCAATTAAAGACATAGTAAAAAATGCAAATATTAATATTCAAAATAGAATAAAACAAATATTATCTAAAATATTATATTCTGTTGTAAATGAAGAAAATTTATATACTATTATTGATTCAAATACAAGATTAAGTAAAGCTTTTACAGATATTTATAAATATTTAAGTTTTATATATGATTTTTTAGATGATAAACAAATAAAAGTTAATATTGATAATATTATTAAAAATATTAATGAATATAATGCTTATCGTTTATTAAATAATTATTTATTTCAAACAAGGAACCAATATAAAGTAACCAATTTTAATTATTATTTATTACCATTACTTAATAACAAAATAGGTAGTAAATTTATTTATTTTAAAGATAATGATACAAATAATGAAACCATCATTCCAGATGATAATATCAATGTACAAACCAATATTAGAAATGCAACTAGTTATTTACGTATTATAGAAAATATAGAAAATAATATAATATCTTTTAATTATGAAATTAAGCAAGATGTTTTTGTAGGATTAAAAGAGAAAAAATTACCTCCTGCAATTATTGAAAAATTAAAAGATTTTTATACATATAATATTAAATTATTATTATTAGAACTATATCCTAGAGTAGATGTAGATTTTATAATTATAATAAATAAAATAAAAGAAATAAATAAATATATATGCAGTGAAATTTTTATTGAAAATGATAATATAATAAACTATTTTATTATGTCTAAAATAGTTGAAGAATTAATTAAAGAAAAAATGAAATATTATATTGAATTACAAACTAATCGTATTTTATATAAAATTATTAAAAAAAAAGATTTAACACATATTATTAATGATAATGAAAAATTAATTATATTACCACCAGAAGAATTTGTTTTAAATATGAATATGAATAAAATTACAACTGAAATATCATATCAATTTTCTAAAGTTGAAAATCCAGAATTAGATAAATTTATAATTTATCCTGATGAATATGCCAATACAGAAATTTTAAAATTAAAATACGAATTAATAATAAAAAAAGATATTTATAATTCTTTATTAGAGTATAATTGTAATCCATATATTTTAGATTGTAATAATCAAAGTCCAATTTTTTTATTATTAAAATATCATATACCAGATGTATTAGAAGATATAAAATATCTAAATTATAATGATTTTTCAGAAGTTAAACCATATGATTTTTTACTATTGGAATTAAAAAACCATACGCATAAATTAACAAATGGTGGCACTAAATATAAAGATTGGATTGAAAATTTTGTTTTATATCAAAAAAATGAAATTATAACATTAATATTAAGTAATAATAAATTTGGAAATAATATTCCATTATATTTAGATGATTCTTTTAATATAATAACATATATAACAAATCAATATTTAAGTGAAAGTATATATGAAAATGAAGAAGTTATAGATATAAAAAAATTAATAGGTAAAAAATTTAATTATAAAAAATATTTATTTATTAATGAAGAAATAGAAAATTTAAAAGTTTATATAAACTTTGAAAATAATATATTACAAAATATAATTAATAATAATCAAATAGAATTAAATAAATTAAATAATACTTTAGAAAAAACAAATACAAAATATAAAATAGAATTAATAAAAAAAATAAATAAATTAAAAGAACAAAATAATGATATTAAAGATAAAATAAAAGATGGAATCAAATACAAATATAAAAGTATATATAATAATAATGAAAATATATTAGAAAGATATAAAGACTTGGTTTTAAACGAACAAAATTTAACAATATTATTATCAAAATTTATAAATATAGATTTAAATAATTCGTATGATTTATTAACTTTTAAAATTATTGAATTAGAACAAACAGATATTTTTGAGAAAATTAAAGAATTAGAAAAATTTTATGAAATAACTAATAAAATAAGCAATATTTATTTTACTTTTAATAAGTATGCTAATGATAATGACGTATTAAAATTTGCTAAAGACTTGTTAATATTTATGACGAAGAGATTTATTTGTTTTTCATATTTTATGTTATTAAAAAACACACTTACAACTTATTTTAAAACAATATATGTAGGAGATAATGATGCTAATATTACGGACAAAGTAAATTATTGTTTAACTAATTTAATATTAAAAGATGAAGCTAAATCAATAGAAACTCTTTTAAATACAGATGTTTCTAAAAAACTTGTATTAAATGCCGTTCAGATTTTTGATAATCAAGAAGAAGAAAATTTATTTTTACCAGAATCAACAAAAGAGATATTTGATACGGTTGTTAACTTATTAACTATAAATCCATCATTATCTATTTCTGAAGATTCACCATTTTTTAAAAATATTAAAGAGGTTAATTTATATTTTGATACATTTGTTAACAAAACAATATTAAATTGGTTAGTAATTATTGAAAATGTATTTAAATTTAATATTAACCAAGGAAGAATAATTCAAAGTATTTATAATTTATAATTTATATTTTTAATTGTTTTAAAGTAGAAATAAAATTTGTTTTCTTTGAATTAATACCAGTATATTTTGGAAAATTAACTAATTCAACTATTTTTAATGTAAAACTATGATCGATATTTCTAAAATCAGGTAAAGAACCATCACCATAAGTTATTTTTATTTTAATTTCATTTAATGTTGGAATAGGAAAATCAAATTCTATTGGAAAATTAACAAATGTATTATATAAAATATCACCAAATGTACCAGATAATAAAATTTTGGCAAATGCAGGTAATTGATTATTACTATTATTAACTAATTCATAATCATTTAAATATAATAAATAATAATTATTATTACCTGTAAAATTTAATAATAATGGTGTTTCTACTAAATTTCCAACTGTATTTAATTTTGTATCATTTGAATATGAATCAAAATTTGATATTGTGTTTTTATAATCAGTTATTGCATTTGGATGTCCAACATTTTTAAATCCAATTACATTTCCTATTGTATCTTTATAATTAAATAATAAGCTAAATTGTGCTTTACTTTTAATATTTATAGATGCACCTCCTGTATCTGTTAAAGTAAGTGTCATATTATTATCACTAGTTAAAAACTGATTAATACTTCCAAGTAAAATAGAATAATTATTATTTTTATTAATTTCATAAACAGTATGTGTTTTATTTATAAAATTTGTTGTAATAATACCAATTGCATTTGAATTTGAAATTGTGATTGAATCATTAATTTGAACTAAATTATTTGGATGATTTACGATTAATCTAAAATATTGAATACTATTAATAGTTACTATATCTACTTTTAATGAATTCGGTATATTTTCAGTTTTAAATGCCGAAAAAGTTATTTCTTGAGTAAATAAGTTATAATTAATTAAAAATTCATTAAATATTTTTTTTTCAGGTGTTGATGTTATTCTTTCTATTGCATTCATATTTTTCATTAAAAGTGATACTAAACTTGGACCATCGTAATTTCCTTCAGGTATTTCAACAGAATAAATATGATTACCATCATCTAAATGTTTCCAATAAATTTTATTATTTTTATTTTGACCATAACTTTTAACTAAATAATCAATAAATGGAAATTCTGTACTAACAAGTTCAATACGAACAACATTATTAAAATTTTTTTTTAATTTAATTATATAATTATTTGCATCTGGGTATCCTTCTTCACTATTTATAATTTTCATTATTTGAATTTTATTTCCTCCACCTATACCATTTTTTAAAGGTATATATCCTGTATTTATTGTAAAAATATCTTTATTTATAATAGATACTACTTCATGATAACCTTGTAATTTTTGATAATTAATTGGATAATCTGCATTAATTCTATTAATAGGTAGTCCATATAAATCATTAAATGAAATTTTTAAAAAATCTGTTATTTCATAATAACTTTTAAGATTATCATAAACAAAATAATTAAAAGGTAATTTAATTAAAATATACGAAGAATCTAAATTTTCAACTGTTGAACTACTTAAATCTGTAAGAATAGATTGTGGTATTGCGTTAGTTTCATTAACAATGGAAGGTAAATTAATATCAAATATACCAATTAGAGAATTTATTGGTATATTACCATAAAATTGTTTACCTTTTAACATATCAGAATTAACTATACTAATTTCTATTTGTAGTTTATCTAATAAATTTTTATAATTTATTGTATAATCATGATTTATTTTAATAAAACAATATGAATAATTTTGAAATAAATAAATTCCAGCACATAAAATATAACTTTTCCCCTCAACATTTTGAATAATAATTTTATCATTTTCTGCGAATCCATTATTAGGATAATTAATTTCAATTATTGTTGATTCTTGTGTAAAAGTTAGTGGATCTTTAGGTAAATAATTTATTGATGATGTATAAATATTTTTTGGGCTTTTATTTCTAAACATACTATCAATATTAATTAAAGAAACTTTTAGTTGTTCTTTTTTATAGAAATGTTCATATTCTTCTAATTGTTTATCTTCATCTAATTTTTTATTTTTAATAGTATTTTCATTATCTAAATTTATTTCCATTAAATTTTATATCTAAATTATGTTTATATAAAATTATAGTAATAAAAAAAAATTGATTAAATTATTTAAAGACATATATAATTTAAGTATTTAATGTCTAAAAATACTAAATCAGATGCTCTTAAATATGATAAAAAAACCCCGAGAGAACACGTATTAATCAGACCAGATACTTATGTGGGTGATACAGAACCAACAATAGAACCATTGTATGTTATTAATGAAGATAAAATTATAAAAGAAAACATTAATTTTACTCCAGGTTTTCTTAAAATAGTTGATGAATTATTAGTTAATGCACGCGATGCTTCAGTAAATGATAAATCTTGTGATACTATTAAAGTAGAATATAATATTGAAGAAGGATATATTAGTGTTTGGAATAATGGAGATAAAGGTATTCCTATTGAAGAACACCCAGAACATAAAATGTTAGTTCCTACAATGATTTTTGGCGAACTTTTAACAAGTTCAAACTATAACGACGATGAAGAAAGAACAACAGGTGGTCGTAATGGATATGGAAGTAAGTTAGCAAATATATTTTCTACACAATTTATTATTGAAATTGTTGATGCAAAAAGAAATAAAAAATTTATTCAAGTTTGGAAAGATAATATGTCTATAGCAGAAGAAGCAATAATATCAAAAAATAAAACTGAAAAATCATATGTTAAAGTAACTTGTTATCCTGATTTTGCACGGTTTAAAATTAAAGATTTAAATAACGATCATCTTAAATTATGTCATCGTCGTGTTGTTGATATTGCTGGTGTAACAGATGGTAAATTAAAAGTATATTTTAATGATAAGAAAGTAGAAGCAAATACATTTAAATCATATGTTGAACTTTATTACAAAGAAGAAGAAATTTATTATGATTTAGGAGATAGATGGTCGATTGCTTGTTTATATAAACCTGATGGAGGTGGTGAAGTAATATCATTTGTAAATAGTATTTCAACTTATCGTGGAGGAACTCATTGTAATCATGTAATTGATAATATCATTAAAATTCTTATTAATGATTATATCAAAAAGAAAGAAAAAGATATTAAAGTTACTCCAGCATTAATCAAAGAAAATTTAATTTTTTTCATAAATTCAACTATTATCAATCCTGCATTTTCATCACAGACTAAAGATACATTAACTACTAAAGTAGATAAATTTGGTTCTAAATATGAACCATCACAAGCATTTATGAAAAAACTTGCTAAATGCGGTATTGTTGAACAAATAATTCAATTAATTAAGTTTAAGGAAAGTAGTAATCTTAAGAAAACAGATGGAAAAAAACAACTTAAGCTTACTGGTATTCCCAAGTTAGAAGATGCTAATAAATCAGGCACAAAAGAATCATATAAATGCACTCTTATTCTTACCGAAGGAGATTCAGCTAAAGCATTTGCAATGGCAGGTCTTGGTATAATTGGTCGTGATTATTTTGGTGTATTCCCATTAAAAGGAAAGTTATTAAATGTTCGTGAAGCAACTGTAAAACAATTATCTGATAATGAAGAAATTAATAATTTAAAAAAAATTATTGGCTTACGTATGGGAGTTAATTATTTAGTAGATGATAATTTTAATCAATTACGTTATGGTCGTATCTTAATTTTAACCGATCAGGATGTTGATGGCTCTCATATTAAAGGATTATTTATGAATTTTGTCCATTGTACATGGCCATCATTATTACAGAGGCAAAATTTTATTACATCATTATCTACACCAATTGTAAAAGCATTTAAGGGTAAACATGTAAAGATTTTTTATAATTTATCCGAATATGATAATTGGAAAGAAACAGATGATGCTAAAGGATATAAAACTAAATATTATAAGGGTCTTGGCACATCAACAAGTGATGAAGCAAAAGATTATTTTGTAGATATTGAAGATAAATTAATTAATTATTTTTGGCAAGAAATAATTCAAGAACTACATGAAGAAGAAGAAGTACTATTAAATCCAGATGATAACGCAATAACGTTAGCATTTGAAAAACATCGAGCTGATGATCGTAAAAAATGGTTAATGCTCTATGATAAAAATGAAATCATTAAATATGAGAATAAAAAAGTTTCATATTCTGATTTTATTCATTATGATTTTAAACATTTTTCAATTGATGATAATAAACGTTCATTACCTTCAATTTTAGATGGATTAAAACCGTCTCAAAGAAAAATTTTATATGGTGCTTTTTTACGTGGTTTAGATAAAGATGAAGTTAAAGTATCTCAATTAGCTGGTTTTGTATCAGATAAAGCAGCTTATCATCATGGTGAAATGTCGCTTAATGGTGCAATTATAGGTATGGCACAAAATTTTGTTGGTTCAAATAACATTAATATTCTTAAACCAAATGGTCAATTTGGAACAATTTTAAGAGGTGGTAAAGATGCCGCATCTCCTCGTTATATTTGGACTAAATTTGAAGATTTAACAACTAAAATTTTTATGGTTGATGATGAACCAATTTTAAGTAAACAATATGATGATGGAATGCCAATTGAACCAGAAACATATGCTCCTATTATTCCGATGATTCTTATAAATGGAACTAAAGGTATTGGAACTGGTTTTTCAACAACTATTCCACCTTTTAATCCTAAAGATATTATTAAAAGTATTCGTAATAAAATTAATGGAAAACCAATAGAAACTTTAAACCCTTGGTGGCAAGGTTTTACTGGTAGCATAATTGATAATAAAAACGAAACTAGTTTTGATACATCTTATACTGTTTCTGGCACATGGAAAATTAAAGGTAATAAACTAATTATAACTGAATTACCTATTGGTGAATGGACTTCAGATTATAAAGAATTTTTAGAAAAAATGTTACAAGAAAAGAAAGATAATCCATTCAAAGGATATATTGATAATAATACTGATACAAAAGTTTATTTTGAACTTGAATTTGAAGATGACTTTTTAGAAGAATTAGATAGTATTAAAATAGAAAAGATGTTCCATTTAAATAAACGTTTTTCTCTAGGTAATATGCATTTATATAATTACAATGGAACTATTACACGTTATGAAACAATTTATGATATTATTGATGATTTTTATAATGTTCGTCTTGACTTGTATCAGAAAAGAAAAGATAATAAATTAGAAAATTTAGAATATTACCTTAAATTAATAAGTTTAAAAGTTAAATTCATTTTAATGATTATTAATAAGAAACTTGAAATTAATAATAAAAAGAAATCTGAAATTGAAGAAAAACTTATTGAATTAAAATTTACTAAAATTGAGGAATCATATAATTATTTATTAAGTATGCCTATTTATAATTTAACTCAAGAGAAAATTGAAGAATTAAAAAAACAAGAAAATGAAAAACAAACCGAATATGATACTTTAGTTAAAATGAAACCACATGATTTATGGTTAATAGATTTAGATGATTTTGAAAATGCATATGACAAGTGGATAGAAGCTAAAAAAGAAAAAGAAAACAATAATGTAGCTCATAAAAAAGTTAAGAAAGTAAGAAAGTAAAAAATTTTAATTTAAAGAATATTTTTAATTATTTTTAATGGGTAAGAATAAACATAAAAATAATCAATTAATAAATAATCTTCAACCAACTGTATCAATTATTACAGTTACACAATTAAAAAGATTTAGTTGTTTAGAAATTACTAAAGATTTAATTAAGGATCAAACTTATAAAAATATTATTGAATGGGTAATAGTAGAAGGTAGTGCAACAAAAGAAGATGCCGAAATAAATAGTAAAAATATAAAACAACTTATAGAAAATTCTGGTTTAAATTTTTCAATAGTTTATGTTGAATGGGTTGAAAATGTCAAGTTAGGTGAATTACGTAATAGAGGTAATAAAACTTGTCAGGGTGATATAACAGTTGTATTTGATGATGATGATTATTATTTTACAGATCGTATTGAACACGCAGTTGATAAATTAATACATTCTACTGCTAAAATTGCAGGTTGTTCTGCTGTAATGATATATGATTACTTTTTAGATAGATTATATAAATTTAAACAATTTAATCCTAATCATTCAACAAATAATTGTATGGCTTGGAAGAAAGAATATTTAGATAATAATACACATGATCCAACTAAAGAAATGGCAGAAGAAGCTTCATTTACTAAAACTTTTTCAGAACCAATGGTTCAATTAGAATCAGAACATACTATTATTGTATCAAGTCATAATGAAAATACATTTAATAAAAGAGAGCTTTTAGTTGGTGGTACTCATAAACTTAATCCATCACTAAATGAAGTTCCAAATATTCATAAATATATTAAAGAGCCTTATTATAGTAAATATAAACAATTATTTGTAAAACCAGAAAAATCAAAATACGACATTATTTATTTTGCCGGTGGTTTTTCAATTAAATGGGACCCTCGTGATATGTCATTAGGTGGTTCAGAACAAGCAATCGTTAATTTAGTTAATAATTGGGTAAAAATGGGAAAAAAAGTAGTCGTTTATGGTGAAGTTCCTGAAATTAACTTTAATGGTGTTGATTATTTAAATTGGAAAAAATTTAGATTTGAAGATGAACATAATATTGTAATTTTATGGAGATTATATGGATTATGGTGCGGTGCACCATATAATATTAAAGCTAAACAAATTTGGTTAGATTGTCATGATAACTTTAGTGGACAGTTTCCTGAGTCTTGGGAAAAATATGGTAAAAAAGTAGTAAATAAAATTTTTTTTAAGAGTAATTTTCATAAAGATGAATTTGAAAAACATTGTAATACTAAATTAACATCTGATAAATATGAAATTATACCTAATGGTATTCGAGTAGACGAATTTTTAGAAAATAAAGAAAATATTCAAAAAGAACCTTTCCGATTTTGTTACTGTAGTTGTTATAGAAGAGGTATTATTGAAATAGTAAAATATATGTGGCCGGTTATTTATCAATTAGAACCTAGAGCAGAACTACATATATATTATGGTATGGAAAATATAAAAGATGAACAATCTATTAATCTATTAAAAGAAGTTTTATCACAACCAGGTGTTATGGACCATGGTAGACAACCATTAGAAATTATTGCAAGAGAAAAACATCGTTCCAGTTTTCAATTATATGTAACAAATACTCCAATTGAAATTGATTGTATTTCAATTCGTGAAAGTTTAGCTACAGGATGCATACCTTTATTATCTAATTTTGGTGTATTTAAAGAGAGAGAAGGTATACATTTTGATTTAAATCCAACAGATATTAAAAGTTATCAGAATATTGCATTAAAGATTATTCAATTAATGAAGCAACCAGAATTATTAAATGGTTATAAAGAAAAAATTAAAAAATCTCAATTATTAATTAATTGGAGGCAAGTCGCAAATGAATGGATTAATTAAAAATTTGCAAAAATAAAAAATTGATATAAAGATATTATAAATAATAGTAATTAATTATAATATGGAATTTCAGATTTATGATTGGTTGGAAGATCATTATATAGAACCATCTACAGAAGAAAGTTCTGATGAAAATAATAAAAAAATGGGTGAATTTATTATACATGTTTTTGGGCGAACACTAAACGGTGATTCAGTATATGCAAAAATTACCGAGTTTACACCTTATTTTTTCATCGAACTTCCATCTAATTGGATTAGTTTAGATAAAACGAAAATTGAAATTAAATTAAACCAATTCAAAGAATATCTATTAAGTTATTATAATAAAAAAATTTGGTCTAAATTTAAATCTACATTACTTGAGATAACATATATTAAAGCAAAGAAAGCAGATGGTTTTACAAATGATTTAGAATTTAAATTTGCTAGATTAACTTTTAATAATGCAGATGGTATGAAAAAGTTTAGAACTTTCTTTGAAGAAAATGAAGTAGATTTTGAATTTAAAAAATATAAATTTAAAACATATGAAGCTAATTTACCACCAATGTTTCGTTGTTTTCATAATCGAAATATTTCAGGTTGTGCTTGGGTAGAAACTTCAGAATACAGGCAAATTAAAAAAGAATCATTAAAAGAAAGTTATTGTGATATTGAACTTGAAATAAGTTGGAGAAATTTAAATCCTATACAAAAGGATGTAAATGCTCCATTGCGTATTGCTTCTTTTGATATTGAATGTTATTCTCATGATGGTCAATTTCCTCAAGCAAATAGAGAGAAAGATAAAGTAATTCAAATTGGTGTTACTTATACTTATTTAGGTCAATCAGAACCATATCGTCAATATATTGCTTGTTTAAATGAAACAGCTCCTTTTGATGAAAAAACAATATTAAAATCATTTGATGATGAAGGTAATTTATTTTTAGATTTTAAACAAGAATTAATTGATTCAGATTGTGATATTATAACAGGTTATAACATTTTTTACTTTGATGAAAAATATTTATATGACCGCGCAGAACAAATATTGGGTATTAAAGAAGAAATGAGTTTTATGAGTAAATTAAAGAAACGTTATTGTAATTTTAAAGAAATGAAATTAGCATCAAGTGCATTAGGTGAAAACTTACTTCGTTTCTGGGATACTCCAGGACGAGTTCATATCGATTTAATGAAAGATATTCAAAAAACGTTCAGTTTATCGTGTTATAAACTTGATTATGTAGCTGCTCATTTTATTCGTGGTGAAGTTAAAAATGTTAAAGAAATAGATAATTTTATTTTTGAATTAGAATGTTATTCAGTTGACGATATTTGCCTACAAGACTATATTCACTTAGAAGTAATAAAAGGTTTTGTATCAGATGAAGTAGGTGAAAAATATATTGTAACAAATATTGATAAACCAAATAAAAAACTACATGTAAAAAGTAAAGATAATAATTTACTACAAGATTTAAAAATAGCAAAAGAAACAGGCGGAGGTAAAATCTTTTGGTCTCAAGCAAAAGATGATGTTGGGCCAAAAGAAATTTTTAAATTTCAAAAAGGTAGTCCTCAAGATAGGTCTATTGTAGCAAAGTATTGTGTGAAAGATTGTAAACTAGTGAATCTATTAATTAATAAATTAGAAGTTATTACTAAGAATATTGAAATGGCAAATGTATGTAGTGTTCCTTTGTCTTATTTATTCATTCGCGGTCAAGGAATTAAAATTTTTTCACTCTGTTTAAAAGAATTTAAAGAAAAAGGTTATGTATTTCCAGTTATTAAAATGCAAAAACTTAAAATTTGTACGGTATGTAATAAAGAGACAAAAGGATATTGTTGTCCTATTTGTAAAAGTAAAAATTTAGATGAAGTTGAATCAAATGATACATATGAAGGCGCTATTGTTTTTGACCCTGTTCCTACTGTAGATTATGAAGCTTATGTAACTAAAGATTATAACTCACTGTATCCATCTTCAATTATTCAAAAAAATATGTCACATGAAACGATAGTAGAAAATGAAATTTATGATAATTTACCTAATATTGAATATTATAATGCACAATTTGTTGATTCAGATGGTATTATTCAATATCGTAGATATGCCAAAAAAAATAATAATCTTGGAGTTATTCCATTAATTCTTGACAAGTTATTAAAAGAACGTAAAATCATTAAAAAATTAATGGAAGCTGAAGAAAATCCTTTCAAAGCTAAAATTTATGATGCAAAACAAATAGCTTTAAAAGTAACCGCTAATTCCCTCTATGGACAATTAGGTGCTCCAACATCTCCTGTATGTAAAAGAGATATTGCAGCATGCACAACTTCAACAGGTCGCGAAATGTTAATTCTTGGTAAAAAATACGATGAAGAAATTTTACCTTGGTTAATTAATGGTATGAAGAAAGCACTTGAAGAAAATGATAATGATAAATTTATGGAATTTGTAAAAATGGAACTTAAAAATTATACAGGTGAATATGCTGAAAACTTTATTAAATCTCTTAAAAAATATCTTATGGAAGATATTAGATATAAGACTATTCAACCAGTTGTAAGATATGGTGATAGTGTTATTGGAGATACCCCATTATTAATGAGAAATAAAAATACTAATAAAATAATAATTAAAAAAATATCTGATTTAGGAACTAAATGGACAAGAATGGAAGAAAATGGTAAAGAAGAAAAAGAATCTTGTGAAATTACCCAGTATGAATCTTGGACAGAAAAAGGTTGGACTAATATAACACGAGTAATTCGTCATAAGTTATCAAGCAGTAAAAAATTATATTCTATAAATTCTAATACTGGTTTTGTTGTTGTTACTGATGAACATTCATTATTAGATAAAAATGGAAATATTATAAAACCAAATGAAATATCAAATGAAACAAAACTTTTAGAATCATTTCCCCCTATTGAGTATAATACAAATGAACTTATTAAAGATAATTCTTTAGAGAAAGAAACAAATAATCAAATCTTTGCAGCAAGTTATTATTTATATTTAATAATGAATGGAAATGGAAAACAACCATATGTAACATATAATAATGATAATTTTATAGTTAATTATAATAAACAATTAAATGAACAAATAATTGTATGTTATTGGGAAAAACCTGAAGAATATGTATATGACTTGACAACAAGTAATCATCATTTTCAAGCAGGTATTGGTAATATTATTGTTCATAATACCGATTCTAATTTTTCATCATATCGTTTTAGAGAAGATATAGAAAAAGTAGATATTAAGGAATCATTAATTTTATGGAAAGAAATAGTTGCATTTTCAAAAGAATTAATTAAACCATATATACCAATTGAATATCAAGAAAAATGGTGTCAATTACATGATAAGTATTATGGACAAGACAAAATTACAAAATTATCATTACCAGCATCACCAGACATTCAATTAGTGCCTAAACATTGGAAAACTATTATATCAATTGATGAAAGATTAAAACAATATTTAAAAGAATATATGGAAGAATCATATTTAAGTTGGTTATGGACACTTCAAGAAATTATTCTAAAAGATTATCCCAACTTAGACTATAAATTAAATCAATGGGCTCAACATCAATTAGGAAAAATTAGAGTAATAGCAAATGATTATACAGATGAAACAATTAAAAGTTATAGTGATAGAATTAAAGAAATAAATTTACAGTTAAGAAAACTAAATGAAAAAATTAAAAAAGAAAGTTTAGATTTAAGTTCATTCACTGAAGAAATAGAAATTAAAAAAAAAGAACAAGAAGAAAAACAAATAATATATGATGACTTAAATAATATGCATATTACAATTGAAACTAAAATTAAAAATTTTTTATTAACTATTCTAAAAGAGTATTGGATTCAACCTTGGTGGGATTTAGTTGATGGTAAAAAAGTTTTTAACGTTGAATTTTATAAAGGTGGTAAAGCAATTACCGATAAACGATCTTTAGACTTATCTATGGAAATGGGTAAAATATCAGGTGAATTAATTAAAAGTCGTTTACCATTTCCACATAATTTTGCATATGAAAAGACTTTTTGGCCATTTTTAATATTATGTAAAAAAAAATATGTAGGTAATAAATATGAAAATAACCCAAATAAATTTAAACAAGATTTTATGGGTATTGTATTAAAACGTCGTGATAATGCTCCAATAGTAAAAGAAATATGCGGTGGTATTATTGATATCCTTATTAATAAGCGTGATCCTATTGGTGCTAAAACATTCTTAATAAAATGTTTAGATGATATGTTTGCTGGAAAATATGATATTAAATATTTTCTACAATCACGAACTTTAAAATTAAAAGAATCATATAAAGATTGGACTAGAATTGCGCATATATATTTATCAGAAAAAATAGCATTACGTGATCCTGGTAATAAACCACAATCTGGTGATAGAATTGAATTTGCAGTTATTAAAGTCGAAAATGATGACCCAAAGAAAAAGTTATTACAAGGTGAATTAATTGAAACACCTGCATTTATTAAACAAAATAATAAAGAAATCGATTATTTGTTCTATATGACAAATCAAATTCAAAATCCAGCAACTCAATTTCTTAAATTAGTTGATAATAAGATTGAAGAATTATTTAATGAATATAAACAAAAATATGATAAACCAAAAAAAGTTAAAGAACTTAAAGAAG